AGCCCGCCGGGGCGAATCCCGGCGGGCTTTCCTTTTGTCCGAATCGGACAATTTTATTTTCATTGTCCCGGCACAATGGTTCCGGGTTCGGCGTTCATCTTCGCGTCGATTTCGTCCGCTTCCTGCGGTATCATAACAATAACGGGTCCCAGCTCTATGTACGCCGCAAGATTGCCATTTGTTCCCCACGCCTTTTTTGCTTCCTCCAGCGCGTCCTCTATCAGCTTTTCAATATCCTTTTCGCTGAAAAGCAGCTTCAGGACGGCTGGAATCCGCTGGTAAATCCAGTCGGACACGGCTGCAAGTTTCATCTTGCCCGTACCGCCGCCGAATTCCTTTTCAGCCTTTGTTACAAGTCCGAAAAGGATTTTCTTCAAAACCGCCGTTTCGCCGCGCTTGATAAGAACGGCAATCAGCGCAAGGAACGCAAGGACAACCAGCACGCTGTCCCAATTCGCCAGCAGAAATTTGATAATGTTCATGTTGATTCCTTTCTTTACCGCAAGAAACGTCCTGCGGTGTGGTATAATATTCCTGTAAAGGGGGTATCACTGTTGTCAGCATTAGGAAATCCGTATATTTCGCCTGATTTTCAAGATCGCCGTTATACAGATGGAACATATCTGCATGACTGTATCAATATTTACATTTGCTCAAAGACAGATATTCGCAATCACGGCTGTTTGCGCGGCAGTACCGCGCCGCGTTGTTCCGTTGAAGAAAAGCAACGTCGAAAACTGTCATCCCGTTCAAAGCATTAAATCCCGTATTCATCGGAAATTGTCTGCCGGTCAAACAGCACCTTGACGGCACGCAAGATATTCTCTACATTATCTGGGTTTGGGTCCGCCGCTTTCATAAAAGTATATATTTTCCGCACAATGTCAGATTCTAAGCGAGTTTCTGCGTTTAATGCCGCCATTCTTGTTTTGTGACCCTTGGAGCTGTCGGCGAAAATTTTGTGAAACTGTTTCAATGTTTTCCTCTTCTGAACTTCCTTAATAATCGCCCGTCCATTCTCAAAGCACACCTTTTTCAAGATATTCACTCCTATCCAATGACTTTACAGGCAGATTCCGCAACCCAGCCCAGCCCGTCAATGTGTACGCCGCATGTGCGGCCCGTACAATAGTATTTCACCGTGTACGTGCCGCTCACGGTCTTTCCCTGCCCGTTTCCCGCGCTGTCCCGGTATACCGGGCCGGAATACCGGACCCGTGCGCCGACGCGCATTTTCGGGGCTTCTGTGCCGCCTGCGGCCTGTACGTCCGCTGCATCAACCCAGCCGTAAACGGTGGACCCGCCGCCGTTTTGTGCAATCAGGTGGTAAGGATGTTTTCCCGTTTTGGAAACTGCCGTCACTTTTGCAATTCCAGGCTTGCACGCCGGGCCTGTCGTCGCATTTGACCCGGCATAATGCGTTGTGCCTGTATACCGCACCACGTCTCCCACAACAAACGCCAGCGGCGCGGTAGTATTGGAGGACCCGCCGGACGTTCCGGGATGTCCTGCGGGCTTTGTGGCGGTCCCTACGGCCTTTTTTGAGTAGTCCGGCAAACCGTACCCGCGAATGTACTTCCCGTTTACCTCCATTGTGCGGTATTCGACGGCGTTGTTCTTGTTGCCCTCGATCACCTTCATTCTGTTTCCCGCTACATATACGACAATGCCGACGTGATCGGGCGCGCCCTGGTTGTCGCCGCTCCCGCTGTCCTGCCAATCATAAAAGATCACGTCGCCAAGCGTCGGCCTGTATGCGTCGTTTTCTTCCCACCTGCCCAGCTTCTGGTACAGCTCGATCATTTTTGTACAGCTGCATTCTGTCGGCATGATATCCGTAAAGCCTGCCCGGATACTGACCGCCGAAACAAAGCAGGCGCACCAAGCGTCGGTATACTTCATCGTATACCCCCGCGCCCGCGGCGTGTGCGCGTTGTAAATGTTGATGATCTCTTTATGACTTCCGTTGCCCTCTCTGCGGCCCAAAAAACTTTCCGCAATCGCAACAATTTTCGCCCTTGCCTGTGATTCTGTCATTTTCCCTGTTCCTTTCCCGTCTGCGGGGCCTCCAGCCCCTCCCGTGATATTTGACCCGCCGGACGTTCCGGGCCGTTCTGCGGGCTTTGTATCGTTTTCTGCTGTGTCGTATGCTGTTAGGCTGTACCCCTCTACAAGCTGAATCAGCTTTTCCGCATACTGTGGGTCTGTGGCATAGCCCGCCGCCTTGATCGCCCGGCAAGCGGTTTTATAGTCACGTTCCCCAATTACGGATTGATAGCGCGCCGCGCCGGTCAGCAATGCCGAATGATCGGCGACACTCTCCGCCCAGCTCCCATATGCCCGGAAAAGCGCGGTCACTGTGGTAAAGTTTACGCCGTCGTAGCATTCTTGCGTCTTTGCACTGTATACCCGCCCTTTCCAGCTTTGCCCGGCCTTGATACCGAAAAGGGCATTCGCCTTGACGGTCAAACCCGATTTTCCCCAGCTGCTTTCAAGGATAGCTTGCGCTACTGTCAGGGAAGCAAGAACGCCGCTTTTCTGCATGTCTGCGGCGGCAATCGCGCCCACACACTCGATAAACTCTTTTTGCTCTTTTGTAATTGCCATTGTTACCCCCTGTTACGGCTGAATGTTGTTCAGGTCCACGGGTATTCCCTCCGTTGCTTCCGGCTCCGCCTTTTTGATCTTCACGACGTTTTCTGCCTTTGCTTTCCATGAATAAAATCCGATCACGGTTGCCGTCGGCGTTCCGACATACGCAAGGAAAACCCCTAATTGTGTAAGGTCGATTGTCACCGCCCAAAATCCAACGCCGAACCCCGCAAAGTAGGTCAAAAGGACCGCCGAAAGAACAAGTTTTGAAAACTCGATCTTTCGGACGGTCCCTTCTTTTTCCCTGCGGCCCCTTTTGTTCCGCGCCCGCTCCAACAGCACCACGGCGGAACCGCCGCCAATCAGCCCGGCGGCAATGCTGAATAGATATCCCATGCCGCACCGCCGTTCTATCAGCTTTCGGCGTGTTCCGTGCGGTCTGTGATACCCTCCAGCCGGTTCAGCCTGTGGTGGGCCTGCTTTGCGGATTCTTCAACAGCAGTCAAGCGGGTAATCATATCGGTGTTTGTTTTCCGCTGCTCCCGCTGCTCCGTTTTTATGTCGTCTATTCCGCTTTTGATATAGCCGATCTCTGTAAAAACGGTCGCGTCGGCCCGCGCTTCATCCTCTGTGTCCTTTTTCCCGTTGCGGACGAACGCCGCATACCCGAACACGATAGCGAAAAGCGTACTAATGACGCTGATAACCGTTGTGACCTCCACCGTCATACTTTTTCACCTCCCGCAAAAGAAGTCCGCATAAATGCTTTTCAGAGAGTATAAGGGAATGTCAGGCGGTTTTTCTCTTCTCTTTGTGGTTGCCCAGCGATAGTCCCAGATCATCCAGCGGGCCGTGTCCTCCGCCCAAATCGCAAAAGGCATCATGAAGAACCACAAAACCCCGAACGCCGGGCAAATCTGCCCCAGCACGTTCCCCGGCTGGTTGCTATAATCCCATACCCCAAGCCCCAGCCAAATGTTCAGGACACACCCGGAAATAAACTCTACGGCAAGCACGATCACCGCCCCGATCAAAGATTGAATAATGACCGGGGCGCGGAAGAATTCGGGCCGCTGGTTGATCGCTCCCACCAGGACCCCGCAAAGCCCGCCGACAATCAGCATGGACGGGTGGGAGTATCCCCGAAAGACGGTTTCAAGGGCAACATACGCCGCCCCCAAAATCGCCCAAATAGTTAGAATCTGTTTCATGCGTCGCTGCCTCCTCCCGCTGCGGCAATGATCGCCGTCATGCTCTTTTCAAGGTCTGCGGGCAGATTTGCCCCGTAGGTGATCGAATTCAGTTCCGAAATGTCCGCCCGTGCAATCCAGGCGTTGACATGGTTGCAGTATGTCCGGTGATAAAACACGTGTGCTGTTGCCGCCTTTGCCAGCGCGGTGAATTCCTCCGCCGGATACATGCGGCAAAGTTCCCCGTCCGCATGGTACGGGACCGCTGCGGCCCCCTCTTTGATTGCCTGTGTTTGTGCCAGCAGTTCCGTTTGATCGTGTTCGGTCAGGCTGTAATGGGAACCGTCCACGTCGATTCCCGCATAAATCGCGGCGGAACAGGCCGTGCCGATCTCCTGTTTCACGGCCTCCCGCGCCTGCTCCACATTGTTCCAGTCTTTAGGCGGCGTAATGCCCATACGCTTTAGGCGCATACTCCGAACGCTGTCCTTGCGAATGATATTCAGGCCCATTATTGGAACCCCCCTTGTACAGAATTGATATATCCGCCGATACCGCTTGCGCCTCGCTTTACATGGACGCGGAAGTTGAATGCAAACCCGTTCGCCGCCGTTTCATTCTCAAAGATATGGTTTGCTCCGTTTTTGACTTCCCCGGTGCAATCCTCCCAGTCTGGCGCGTCGTCTTTTGCGTTGTTCGTTACCTCAACTTTGTATTCGGCATCCTGCGGAATAGAGCCGGTGACGGACAATACACAAATCGTGATTTTTGCGTCCGCCTCTACCGGCTCCGCCAATGTTATGGACGCTTCCGTAACTTCCTTTGTGAAAGTTATCGTGTGGACGGCCTCCACCCTGCCGTCGCTTGCGGCGATTGTCAGCGTATGCGCCCCGTTCAACAGCTTCATAAAAATGTCCGCTTCCACATTAAAGGTGTAACTCTGTCCGGCCTCCGCCGTGAAGTTCCGTACCGTTTCGCCGTCCACCTTCTCCGTAACGGTTACGGGATCGCCGTCCGCGTCGCTTGCGCTGTAGGCGACGGAGAAAGCGGCGGTCTTTTTGCCGATATCCGTTCCGCTTGCCGTGTCGCACGTAATGACCGGGGCAATGTTGTTATCTACCGTCCGTGTATCCGACGTTGTATACTCGCTCACCGCGTTATAACTGTCGTATGCGCTGACCCGGTAGGCCACCGTTTCCCAGCCCCGCGTGATACTGTCGGAATAGGCGGTATCCGCGCCCTTGTATGCTTCTTCCCAGTCTCCGCTGTCTACCTGCCGTTCCAGGGTATAGCCGGACAGGTTCCCGTCCTGATCTGTAGCGGCTTCCCATGTAATGGCCAGCCGTGCGCCTCCCATCACAATTTCAGGAATGGTTATGCTGGGCGGCGCGCCGGGCGCGGCGTTATTGATGACAGTCACCTGTGCGCTGGTTCTGTATCCGGAATACAGTCCTTCACTGTCATAGGCTTTCACGCGGTACATAACGCTTTCCGTGCCATACGGCACGGAATTTGTCGTGCTTGTCCCGGAACTCTGGTATACCTGTGTCCACGCGCTTCCTCCGTCGGTGGACCGCTCCACGACGTACCCTTCCAAATTATTTTCCGCGTCCGTGGACGCGGCCCATGAAATGTTGATCGTCGCTCCGCCGTTGATTGTTTCCGGAATGGTGATGCTTCCCGGCGTTGACGGGGCCGTGTTCGTTGTAACGGAACCGTCATCAGAGACCGAGAGGGAAGAGGGAAGCACCAGAGCGGGGCGGACCCCACACGAGTAAGTACAGTCGTTGTTGAGGCAACTGCCGTTGGTGCGGACGTACCAAGCGTAGTTGGTGTTGTTGGTGTACGGGGACCGCAACCACCAGTTGGTGGCTGTGCCGTTCAGGTATGCAACCCTCTTTGTGTCGTTTCCAGTTCCGGCATTGAAATAGCTAAGTTTTGCCCCATCATTCGGCACATAATTTGCTCCGCCGAATCCAACTTCAATTCCGGACAACAGGAAAATTTTGCAGGAAAGCCCATTTTCCCCGGACGCTACCGCGCTGTTTCCGGTTCCGTTGACATAGGGGATTTTGATCTGCTTGATTTGCGCCTGAATATTGGCATCAAACAGGCCAAGGAATGTACTGTTCAAATAGCTGTGAATAGTGGATACCTTGTAGCTGTTGCTGTTAGAGCTGTGCCACTGCCGGGTTTCGTAAATATCCTTCATCAACAGCCATGTGCCATCACAGCTGTTGTCGTAAATACTGCTGGGCTTGCCTTGGTGGACAACAATAAAGTCCCGCATAGTGCCGCCGACTTTCAGCTTTATTGTACTCCCGACGGCCTTGTTTCTAAGTGCTACACTTGCCATAATCGGACCTCCATATTGTTTGTTCTTCCTCCCACGGTGGTATGTCTGCCGGTCTTGGCGCATAAAAAACGCCGGTTTCCGCCGACGTTTGATTTCCCTGTTTATATTGCCGCTTTGCCTGTTTCATCCTCCGCAATGCCTTTACCTGCTTTGATGACGTTGTTTTCCGGCGCGGCCTGATTTCCTCGCCGACGATCTCACCCACCTGCTTTGCATACTTTGACCGTAGGGAATAAGTGTCGCCGTGGGAAGCGTGCGCATCCCACGCCCTGAAACTGTCTATGATCTCCTCTTTTGTGATCTCTCCTTTTGGAAATTCCTCCTTCCACCGCTTTATTTTCGCCTTTACCCGCTGAATGCTGTCCCGGCGTAGTTTCCGCACAACCTTTCCTGTGTCGGTCAGGTATGTATGGAATCCCAAAAATTCAATGCCGTTTCTTAACGGGTATATGCCGGTTTTCCTGTTCAATTCCAATCCGGCACACTCCATCCACTTTTGCACGTCTAACAGAAGACGTTGCAGAAATTTCTTATCCGGCGAAATCATATAGAAATCATCCATGTACCGCCCGTAATAGCGAACACGGTATTTCTCTTTTATCATGTGATCGAATTCATCCAAGAATGACAGGGCTAGCAGCTGGCTTGTTTGATATCCCAGCGGCAAGCCCTCCGTTGTGTCTATGTAGGTGCATAACAGTTCATAAATTTGCGGGTCTACGCCGCGCTTTTGAATGATGCTCCATAGCTTTTCTTTTAGCCGGTCATGGTCAATAGACGCAAAAAAATGATGTACGTCACATTTCAGAACCCAGCCGTCTGCCGTCCTGTTCTTTCTGTAGTATTCCTGCATAAAGAACCGTAGCCGCTCCAAGCAATCATGTGTTCCTTTCCCCTTTTGGCTTGCGCAATTATCACGTATAAAGCCTCTAGTCAGCGCGTCGTACATGATATTGTCTGTAACCGCATGGAGAACTACCTTGTCTACAAATGCCGGTGCCTGCACCAGCCGTTTCTTTGGCTCATAGACATAAAATGTTTCAAACTTGCTTGGTACATATGTCTTTGTATATAGAATACGCGCCAGTTTTTCCGTACATGCTAATGCGTTCGCTTCATAATGCGCTGTTGCGGCTTTAGACCTTTTCCGCTTCCGTGCTTCCAGATATGCCCTGTACAGCACGTCAAATTCACACATTTCCTGGTATGTCATAGTGTTTCACGCTTCCGCCGGGCGGGTGATAGAAGGAAATCCCGCCCGGCCCTGATTCCTAACGCCGGTCCGCTTCCTTCCCGGTTAGATGACTGCGCCCCGCGGGGCGGTCATCCTCGACGTGATGTGTTTATCGTCCGTCCATGCACAGACTTTCGACAGGATACAGCTTCCTCTGAATGACGGTGTACTGCTTTCGTCCCTTGCGGGATTACACGTCGCGCTTTCCATCAGAGCGGGGCGGACCCCATACGTGTTAGTACAGTTGTTGTTGTTGTAACTGCCGTTGGTGTTGACGTTCCAAGCGTTGTTGGTGTTGTTGGTGTTCGGGGACCGCAACCACCAGTTGGTGGCTGTAATAAGCTGCACCCTAATACAAGGCGGGCGCGCTCCCGCCGGGTATCCTATCCTTTGGCCTTAAACTGCCTGATCGCTTCTTTGACCAGCTCCGTTTCCCGTTCGTCCTTCCGCTTCTGTTCTTCTGCTTCCAGCTTCCGGGCGCGGGCCGCGTCGTTTTTCCTCCAAGCAGCCGCCATATATTTTACGTCTGTAACCTTTTTCGTCCATACGCCGCTCTTTTTCACGCTGATTATGTGTTCTTCCACACATATTTGTATGTACTCTAAAAGAAGGGTACAGCCGTCCAGCACGTCGTCAATCTTCTGCAACCGCTCTTCATAATCTGTCTGGAAATACTTATTGTTCGCCGAATGGATATCCCGCACAATTCCCTTTGCAATCATGCGCATATCTTCTCCATAAAGGCGATATTTGCTTTTTGTGAATCCTTCCTTGTCCGCCTGTGTCAACGTGTGCGCAATTTCGGCGCATACGGCCCGCACGTCCTGTATATTCCCCAGCGCGGCTATTTTCCTTAAAATCGCCCGAACGTCTTTTGCGTCTACTTCTCCAGATATAACCCGTGTCGCCTGATTTGTATACCGTAAAAGCTCCCGCGCCCGGTTTCCCAACAAATATTCCTTTTCAGCCATTTCCGCATTTCCTTTCCAGGCATTGACCAATTCGGACAGATTCCAGCTCCTGCGGATTGCCGAAAAATGTACATCTGTCTTTATAGATGATAAGTCCCGCTATACCGCCGCCGTTGGTTCTGCCGCTGATCGCTAAAGAGCGGCTATTGACAAGATCGCACGGCACATCCAGTCCTTGAAACAGATTTCCGATAATGCAGGACAATTCATCCGGCGGGCATGAAAACTCGATCTTTTCCATTTAGAATTCCACCCGCTTTTGCGCCGCGTTCCATATTCCTGTTACCAGCAAGCCGGACATATTTTCAAACGACACGGTAAACGGGTTTCCGCTGACCTGTGTTCGGTACATCAATTCCAACAGGGCCAGCCGTGCGTCCACGTCTGCAACTGCGGTTTCAATATTCGCGCTGCCCGTTGTGACGTTCTCAATTTTTTCCCGTATATCCGCGTGCGCCCCTTCGTCGGCATTATGTTCCTGCATGGTTTTTTCCAGGACTTCACGCATATAGGCGGTTGTCACTACCCCGGCGGAACTCATGCTGACCTCAAACCGCCCCGTGTTGGTAATGCCGATCATGCAGTACAGTTCCAGAAGAAAACCCGCGTCAAACGATGACGGTATGGTAACGCCCTGTTCGTCCTGCATGATGAACAAAAGCCGTTCCTCTGCTTCCGGGTCCCTGTCCGCATCCAGTTTTGCATACACGCCGACTTGATTCAGTTCGTATTCCTCCATCACGCCCACGTTGGAAACCTGAACCCGGACCGTCTTTCCCTCCAGCCCGTTTTCTTCTCCCAGCAGTTGAAGCCCCTGCCGCGGGTCCACAAGCCCGGTCTGATTTACCAGTTCTTCCGGCTCCACCGTGCCTGTTCCTCCATAAGCGGCGGTGATCTTGATAAATCTGCCAGCCATCCATTCATTGAGCATTTCCACGCCGACATTTGTTACTGCCGCGTTTTTCCAATGTGCCATAACTGTTTACCTCCCGATTTTTTATAAATTGGTCTGTATCGAAACTCTTATGCGCTGGAAGGCGTGGAACACGCCGGACGTACTGCCCGCAACGGCTCTTCCCGTTGGAACCATGACCGCGCCCCGTGTGCTGACCGGTATAGAGAATTTCCGATAGCTGCCAAGAAACCCGGCGTTTGCCCCTGTCTCCGCCGTTCCCCGCGGCCTTGTCAGCTCTGACGTCTTTATTGCGGCATCTATTCGCCTGTGTATCCCCAACATTGCGCCGCCTGTATTGACTGCCGCCTCTCTGCCATGCGTGCGGAGAATCGGAACTTTGATGTTTGCATGGTCCGTTCTTCTGGTCCCCGCGAAGCATCCGCCAACCATGCTAACCGCTCTGCATCCGGGCCGCTCCAATTCCGGCGTAATAAATTTTACCCTGTCCTCTTCCCTTGTCCCGGCAAAGCACCCGCCGACGGTCAGTATTGTTTTTCCGCCCGGCCTGTGCAGTTCCGGCGGAACAAGCAAAACTCTGTTTTCCTCTTTGGTTCCTGCAAATCCGCCCCCGGCTGTCAGCAACGTTGTACCGCCTGGCTTCTGCAATGGCGGAACAATGATCGTCGCGCTGTCCATTCCCTTGCTCCCGGCTAATGCTCCGCCGACGGTTGCCCACGACTTTTCAGGAATAAGGATATACCGCACTTCGTCCAAATGGGAACGTAGATTTTTGTAAAAGTTCAGCCGCTTTAATACTTCCTTTTGTTTTGCTACGGTCAGAATATCGCTGTCCGTTAAATTGATTATGACCCGGAATGTGTACGGCCTGCCCTCATACTCGAACCACTCTTCAACCCGCGTTTCCGGGAATACGGCCCCCAGCGCGGTTTCAACTGCATACTTTGTTCCCAGCCGCCGGTGAACCTTCACGCTATCTTTGATTGTCCGCCGTTTTACCTCTATCGGGTATGAATAATCGTACCAATCAACGTGAAGATCGTAGGCCAAAATATCAAGGGTCTGTTCGTCCAGTTCATCAATCCGCGCATAAATGATATTCTGCCGGATTTGCCGCGCTGCGGCCTGTAGCTGCTCCGCAATTGTCCGGCCCAGCGCGTACATTTCCGGGTCATCCTTTAGCACCGTAGGAAGCGATCGTGTAAAGTCAACCGAATACAGGTCATTTTCATTC